CACACTCACGGAGGTGGAAACTTTGCAGCTGCAGCACATACACTAAGTTTAAATGAAATAGCAAGCCACAGCCACAGTACTAATATTTACAGTTCAGGTAATAATGTAAGTACAGGTAGATTGCAGTATGGTCAACGAAATATAAATATTATTAACACATCAAGTGCAGGTGGTGGCGGCTCTCACTCACATAATATGTCGGGTAACACAGCTTCAACAACACCGGGTGATACTGGTTCAGCAGGTTCGCACACGCACACTATACAAGCACCACAGTATCTTGATGTTATTGTGTGTGCTAAAGATTAATAGGAGATAATATGGCAACATTAACAATAGTTAAAGACGATAAATGGGTAAATGTAGACGGTTTGGGATTAAATCTTGATACAGTAGATTTGCCTGCAAATGTTCACGCAGTTCAGTTTGATGGTACAAATGGCCATATTGAATATAATGATGGTACATCAAATAAAGATATAACAAGCATCTCGGCTTACTCCACCATTACAGATGCCCACGCAACATTAAAAGCGGCAAATGAAACAGCTGCAACACAAGCGGCGAACGAGCAAACTGCACTAGAAGCAACATATGGGTACAAAAGGCAAAATGATGAAACAACATCTTATCCAGAAATAAATGAGCAATTAGACCAACTATACAAAGATATGCTTGCTGGGAAGTTAGACACTACAGGAACTTGGGCAACAGGAATAAAAGCAGTAAAAGACGCTCATCCAAAATAAGATTACTGCTTGACATTACTCTTAAACCAGTGTATAATATAGTAAAAACTACTATGGAATACAAATGCCTAAAGGAAAAAAAGACTTAGAAATAGAATTTACTTGCCCACTTGGTAGCGAGTGTGAAGAAATACGCAATGGAAAAATCTACAGATGCATGTGGTACACAAAAGTTGTGGGCACAGACCCAAACACAGGTGAAACACATGATGATTGGTCTTGTGCTATAAGTTGGATGCCCACATTACAGATTGAAATGGCAAATACTAATAGACAGACTGGTGCAGCTGTTGAAAGTTTTAGAAACGAAACAGTAAAAGGTCAATCAGAATTTAATCAATTGATTGCTAAATCACAAAACATCGCCTTAGAGAAAAAATGAGCGTTGTAAATCATATAGAGTTGTTTCCTACAATTGTAGGAGAATGTGAAAGAGTTGATTTGATAGAACCAGTTATTGAAGTTATTAAATCAATACCTGAAAATGATTGGGGATATCAAGGTTCTTTGTCTACAGATGTTTTAGACGATAATTTAAAAAGAGAATTTTGCATAGAAGTTAAATTGTTTTTGCGTAATGTTTTAAATTATAATCAAGACATAAAATTAACGACCTCTTGGTTTACTAGAAGAAAACCTGATACTATTGCAAATACACACAAGCATGTCAATAGTTGGTGGAGTGCTTGTTATTATTTACAAGACGAATCAGAAATTAATTTAGAAAAAGACATACCACAAATATATGTTAATCCTACTGTATCTACAAGATTAAATGGGTTGGCACGCACAATAAAAGCAAAAAAAGGAACCTTGTTAGTTTTTCCAAGCGAGGTTTTACACACACCAGTACTGCATGAGAAAAACCTTAGGTATTCATTAGCTATGAATTTTATGCCGTTGGGAATAGTAGGTGAAGGAGATTCTACATATGAGTACAGATAATTTTGTTAAAACTTATGATGATTGTTTATCAGAAGATACTTGTAATGAATATATAAAACAATTTGAATTAGCAAAAGCAGCATCAATAACTGAAGAACATGTACCAAATGTAGACAGAAAGGATACTTCGTTTCTTTTAGTAGACTTAGACCAAAAATTAAATGATTCATTTAATGAAATGCTAAACATTTATGTTAATAAATATTCTGATAGTTACCCTATATTAAAAGAATATCCACTAGTTTCTTTTCATAACAAAATGCAACAAACAGATTTTGGTGGTGGCTATCATCTTTGGCATAGTGAAAACAATAATGTAATGTCGTGGTCGAGAGCCTTAACTTGGTTATTTTATTTCAATGATGTTGAAGATGGCGGCGAAACTGAATTACTTTATCAACATATGAGAGTAAAACCAAAAGCAGGAAGGTTAGTTATATTTCCAGCTTACTTTACACATACGCATAGAGGCAATCCGCCTATATCGAACACTAAATATATAGCTACAGGATGGTATCATTTTAGAGAATAAATAGAAATAAATTATTGTAATTTATTAATATTAGTACCTTAAACACTTATAAATATAAACATAAGAATTAAAGGAAACTAAACTATGGCACAATATATAGGACAAGCACCAATCAACGGTTTTCATGCGAAGCAATCGTTGACAGGTGATGGAAGCACAACCGCATTTACGCTAGACCAAACAGTTGCATCTGAAACTTCAATGATAGTTTCTGTTGGTGGTGTTCTACAAGAACCAAAAGTTGCATATAATTTAACGATTGGTGGCACAAAAATAGATTTTACTGAGGCGCCTTCTTCAACAGACACAGTATATGTACAATTTTTAGGTAAAGCAATAGTTCAAAATATACAAGACCTTGCAGGTACAGAATTTGTATTAGATGATGATGGTGATACATCCTTTACTGCTGATACTGATGACGAGATTGATATCAAAGTTGGTGGTTCAGACAGAAGTACAATCAAGGCAACAGGATTTCATAACTTAGATAGTATTAAGTTTGTTGCTGGTACTGGCGATGACATGCAGATGTACCACGATGGTACAAACTCTTACTTAACAAATTCAACAGGTGCATTAAAACTTGCAACAGAAACATCTGGTATTGCAATCACACTTGGCCACACGACTTCAGAAGTTACAATTGCGGACAACTTAACTGTTGCTGGAGATATGACTGTAACTGGCGTAGCAAACTTTGCTGATGCAAACATTACGAATGTTGGTTCAATTGCTTTAGACACAATCACAAACGATGGCACAGATGTTACGATTGATTCGTCTGGTGACATTAATTTAGATGCCGGCGGAGCTGATATTGTTATTAAAGATGACGGTACTGAAATTGGTCGTTTTACTAACTCATCATCTGACCTAATCTTAAAGACTACTGTTTCAGACAAAGATTTAATAATTCAAGGCAATGATGGCGGTTCTACTATCACGGCACTCACACTAGATATGTCTGCTGCTGGTGCGGCTACATTTAACGATAAGATTATTGCGACTGAATTAGATATATCGGGCAATATGGATATTGATGGCACTTCAAACCTAGACGCTGTTGATATTGACGGCGCTGTTCAGATAGATGGTGCGACAACCTTTGGTGTTGATGATACTGGTGTGGATGTTAAATTCTTTGGTGCAACATCTGGTGCATATTTGTTGTGGGACGAAAGTGCTGATAAACTATTAACTGCTGGTGGCACCGTAATAGATATAGTCAAAGACAAATTACTAATTGGTGGTACTGCTGTTACTACAACTGCTACTGAATTAAACAAATTAGATGGTGCTACAGTAACAGTTTCAGAAATAAACATTATAGACGGCAACACAAGTGCTACATCAACAACGGTTGCAGATGCAGATAGAGTTGTGATGAACGATAATGGAACTATGGTTCAAGTTGCAGTTACAGACCTTGCTGCTTATTTTGATGATGAGATTACGGCGATGCCTAATCTAACTAGTGTTGGCACTCTAACCGCACTAACAGTAGATGATATTGCTGTTGATGGCAAAGTTATTACAATGACTGGTTCTTCGAGTGATACTGCTGTCTTTACAGCTGCGGCCAATGGTGCATTAAGTATTGTTACTACAGATGATGCTGGAGCCGCTGCAAATATACAAATTACTGCTGATGGTACTGCTGAGATGGCAGGTACTACGGTTACACTAGATTCTTCTGGCGGAATCACACTAGATGCCGATGGTGGTACAATCACATTTGCAGATGCTGGTTCTTCATTAGGCACAATCACTTCGAGTGGTTATTCTGGCACAGCTGCGGTTGCAACTGCGGTTACTGTTACCGATAACGAATCAACTAACGAAAATAATGTTCTAACATTTGTTGCTGGCGCTGATACAGACGGTGGTAATGTGGGATTAGAATCAGATGGCGACTTAACATACAATCCAAGCACAGGCACACTATCTTGTACAAACTTAGTTACTTCTGGCACACATACTGTTACAAACTCCGTTGAAATGACTGCATCAAGTACAGTTGTCTTTGAAGGCGCAACTGCTGATGCACACGAAACAACTTTGGGTTCTATTGATGCAACTGGCGACAGAACAATCAATTTGCCGAATGTATCAGGCACACTTCCTGTTCTTGCGGCTGTTTCTGCGGTTGCAATTACTACAACACCTACTGAATTAAATGTCATGGATGGCGGAACATCTGCAACAGGCACAACAGTTGCTGACGCCGATAGAGTCGTAATGAACGACAACGGAACGATGGTTCAAGTCGCAGTTACAGACTTAGCTGCCTACTTTGATGACGAAATCACAGCGATGCCTAACCTTACTTCAGTTGGCACATTAACTGCTCTAACTGTAGATGATGTTGCTGTTGACGGCAAAGTTATTACAATGACTGGTTCATCTAGTGATACCTTTGCAATAACTGTCGGAACTAATGGTGCAACAAGTTTAGTAACAACAGATGATGCAGCTGCAGCTGCAAACTTAACAATTACTGCTGATGGTACAGTAGGTATAAACTCTACTGGCGATATGACTTTAGATTCAAGTGGAGATATTATATTAGATGCCGACGGTGCTGACATATTACTTAAAGATGGTGGTACATCTTGGGGACAATTAATTAATGATTCTACTGATTTTAGAATCCACTCTAATGTTTCAGATAAAGATATTAAATTTACTGGTAACGATGGTGGTTCAGTAATAACTGCCTGCACACTAGATATGTCTGCTGCTGGTGCGGCTACATTTAACAATGATGTAACTGCGTTCTCTGATGCTAGACTGAAAGACAATGTAGAAACAATTCCTAATGCACTAGAAACAGTATGTGCAATGCGTGGTGTTAATTTTACAAGAAACGATAACAACGACCAACCTGGTACTGGTGTTATTGCACAAGAAATGCAAGAAGTATTCCCAGTTGTTGTTAAAGAAAATAATGATGAAGATAATACACTATCTGTATCTTATGGTAACTTAGTTGGTGTATTAATCGAATCAATCAAAGAATTAAAAGCAGAAATAGACGAACTAAAAGGAAACTAATATGGCAGTAAAATCTTCAGGCTCATTAGCGTTATCTGAAATTCAAACAGAGTGGTTAGGTAGTAACCCTATTGGAATGAGTGAATACTATGGTGATGGTGATTATCTTCCAGATGGTGCCGTAGATGGTGATGGTAATGCTGTACCCGAAAGTGGTGCATTAGATATATCTGATTTTTATGACACATCAAGAGCAACTGATTTAACAATATCATCTAATACAAACAATTACAATATCGCAACCGCAACACAAGATGCTGGCGGAGATTTAAACACACCAGTTAACCTTAAGATTAATAGTGGCGTTACAGTTGGTTCAACATCTACAGGCACACCTGCTATGATAACACACACCGGGTGGGGAAGTGGCACAACAATAACTATCGTTAATCAAGGTTCAATTGTTGGAGCCTCAGGAGCAAATGCACAGTCAAACCCAAGCTCGGGCGGTGGTGCTGGTGGTCAATCACACGAAAATTGGAACCAACACGCTAGTGCAAGACAAGGTGGTGCAGGACAGAGTGGTAGTGGTTCAGCAGGGTCTGGCCAACAAGGCGGAGATGCATTTACACACAGTCAAACAGGTTCAAACTTAGCAGTAGTATTTGATACGGCAGGTACACGCACAGGAGGTTCTGCCGGTACATTAACAATTCTCGGAAACGGCGGCGGCGGGGGTGCTGGTGGTAACAACAGCGTTACCCAGTCGGGCTGTGTCGGCGGTGGTGGTGGCGGAGGTGCTGCTGGAGGTTCAGGAGGTTATGGATATGGCAACTCTGCAAATGGTTCGGCGGGTGGTAATACATCTGGTGGTTCTGGTGGTGGTTACTCAAATTCTC